AGAGAAGAAGAAGATGATATGACTCAGGAGATACGCGCTCTTGTAATGCTGCAAACGGCAAAGGAAGTTAGAAAATTTATTGAGAAGATTGAATCATCTAAGATAGAAGAGAAAGATGAATGGTCTATCGGTCTTAATCAAGGATTAGATTGGGCTACTCGTATTCTTAGTAGGGATAAGAGTGCCTCTTAACTTAGGTTGGTCATACTCATTAACCCCAACTGAAGAAGCAACTGCTGTTGAAGTAGGTTATCAACGACAGAAGGTTTACTTCGGGGACCCAACTAAAAATGTAAACTATTCAGAGGGCGACCTTTGGGAGTTATGGCAACACGCAGTTGCTGCTGGTAGTGAGTTAGCATTTTCTCGTTTGATTGGTAAGGATGATTTTGTTCCCCACTTTAATAAGTGGAAGAGTGAGTTAGATATACCAGGACTTGGTGAAGTTCGTTATACATTTAGCGAACAACCTAAATTGAGGTATACAAATAAAGATAATGACTCTCTTATATATATTTTAATGGCTGATGGCATACGTCATAAGACACGAAGAGTAGCACCTGAATGGTTGGGTATCCCTTATCGCGCACTTGGTTGGATGTATGGTAGTCAGTGCAAGAAAGAACAGTTTAGATATAATGAAAAGTCTTGGTATGTTCCAGTGTCATACTTAAATCCTATGCAAAGTCTGAAATTAGATGGCGAATCCTAACGGGCGCAAGGGCGCACAGTTTGAAACAGACGTAATGAAATGGCTCCGCAAAGCGGGTGCGATGGCAGAACGTCTGACTAAGGCTGGTGCTAAAGACGAAGGTGATATGGTGGTTGTTATCGCTGGCAATTCTTACATCCTTGAGTTAAAGAATCGTGCGACACTCTCATTGCCAGAGTTCTGGCGTGAGGCAGAGGTAGAAGCAATCAACTATGCTAAGGCTAGAGATATTGAAGACATTCCATTGCACTACATTGTAGTTAAAAGAAGAAATGCAGGAATAGAAAATGCTTGGGTCATTCAAGACTTAAGTCAGTGGCTAAAGGAGAAGACGGGAGATGCACAAAATTGACAACGACTTACCTTCACTTAAAGACATCCTTATACATTACGGCGCGACCCTTCGGGCTACGCGTGGGCAAGTTAACCTTAAGTGCCCGTTTCACAGCGACACACACCAAAGTGGTAGCGCAAATCTTGACAAGAACATATACATTTGCTTTGCCTGTGGTGTTCAAGGTAACAGCATTCAACTTATACAGTTACAAGAAAGGGTAGATTTCCGTGAAGCAAAGCGCATCGCAGAAGGAATTACTGGGGAAAGCAGCGGAGAAATACGCGGGGCATATACATCTGGCAGAAAATTACCTAGCAAGCAGGGGAATAACAAAGGAAGTAGCGCGTCTAATGTCATTAGGCGTAGTCGCAGAGCCTGATGTTGGACACGAAGCATTTGCAGGAAGACTATCTATCCCTTATATTACTAAGACAGGCGTAGTTGATTTAAGATTTCGTTCACTTAACCCCGCAGTTGAACCTAAGTATATGGGTATGACTGGTGCTGAAACTAAAATGTATAACGTCTTAGACATTGATAGAGCAGGTGATTACATAGGAGTGTGTGAAGGTGAACTGGATACTATTACTCTCAGCCATTGTGTTGGCTTCCCTTGCATCGGCGTTCCTGGTGCTAATTCTTGGAAGAAACATTATACTAGATTACTTGCAGACTTTGAAAGAGTATTCGTCTTCGCAGATGGGGACCAACCAGGCACGGAATTCGCACGCTCACTGGCTAGGGAACTCCCCGTTACTATCGTGCAATTGCCAGAAGGAGAAGACGTGAACTCTGCCTTTGTTAAGTATGGCGCAGGATATATAAAGGAGAAAGCGGGAATAGATTGAGCGAAGATGAATTTGCAAACAATCAATGTAATGATTGTGGTGAATTCTTTGACAGTTCATTTGATTTGATTGACCACGTTCTTGATGATGATGAAGAGTTCGACCCTTACTATGCCCTACCTAGTGGATATAAATTATTATTAGGTTCATTGCTTAGGTTCTTATATGGTAGTGCTGATAACCCCGACCAGATTAAACATATAACTCAGTCAACATATGTAACTTTGTTTGCAGCAGAAAATGGTTATGATTTAGTAGATGAATTGATTGAAGATATGGTTGTTAAGTCAGCACTTAAAGACTTTGACTCAAGTCTTAAAAGATTATTAGAAGAGGAAAACAACAATGAGGGTGAGGAATAAAGAGATATGGCAGATTATAGAACATCTAAAGAACCAAGGTTTGGACATAAGCCAATACCAGGTGGAAGAGAATATGTTAATAGTAACCCTGAAGATTCCATTGCTAAGCCAAGACCATTAGAGGATGAAGCCTATGCCACGGCTAGGAAAGCCAATGCTGACAATAGGTTTATGCAAGATGTTAGTTTAATTTATAGTGAGTTAGAAGACCTGCTCCTATCAAAGCACAAAGATTATGGTCCAAAGAACATAAGCCAGTCCCCAGGCGGTCCTCTCAATGGATTGCGTGTTAGACTATGGGATAAACTCGCACGCCTAAATAACTTAACAGACAACAACAGCCTACCCCAGCACGAATCTCTTGAGGATACCTTCAAGGATATGGCTAACTATGCTGTCATCGGACTGCTAGTGTTGAGAGATAAATGGGATAAATGAAAGAGAGAGAGTTGTTTGAATGGCTCAAGGAAAAACATTTCCCCGACCTCGAACACTCACCTCAAGTTTATGATGGCTTTGATTGTGTAACAATAAAGTTTGGAATGTTTATAGAACTCAAGTCCCGCAACACACACTACGATACTTTATTGCTAGAGAAAAAGAAGTTTGATTTCTTAGTAACCAAAGCAAAAGAGTTAGGACTTACCGCTTGGTATGTAAACTATACGCCCTCTGGGATATGGTCATTCAAGTTAGATGACGAGAATGATTTTGTATGGGAAGATAAATGGTTGCCAGTTACTACTGAGTTCACAAATAAAAGTAAGATAATGAAACAAGTTACCTTCCTCCCTTTAAGTATGGGAATACAAATTAAATGAACCTAGAGTGGAAGCGCATTGAACCTTGGCAGTATGTAATTGATGCTGTCGCCTCTGAGTATTCGCGTAAGTATGAAGAGATTGATATAGCCGACATCCGTCAGTCCCTTTATCAATGGTTCTTAGAACATCCAATCAAGTTAACTATTTGGGAAGCAATAGGTGATAAGGATGCTAAGAATTTAATCTATCGCTCCCTTCGCAACCAAGCATTGGATTACTGTCAGCATTGGATGGCTAAGTCTGGTGGCTATGAAACATCTGACCTATTCTTTTATGAAGCAGATATGGTTGAGGCTTTGTTGCCCTCTGTGCTAAGAGGTGAGTTCAATGTAAGTGCTAAGTTAAACTTAAGTCATACTGGTAAACAATCTGCCCCTGCTGAGGGTGGAAACCTTATGGCTATGATGATTGAAGTTGACTTTGCTTACTGGAAACTACCTAATTCTGACCGCCAATTACTCTTCTTTAGATATGTAGAGTCAATGGACTTTGGTGATATAGCAACCGAACTTGGTTTAACATCAGAAGATACTGCTCGTATGCGGCACAAGCGTGCCATTAGAAAGTTAATTAATAAGATTGGCGGCTTCAAGCCCTATCGTGATGAAGACTTTAACGAAGTAGTAGAAACTGTTGAGAAACAAGAATAGATAAACCCCCGCCGAAACAGGGGCTTATTAATGTTTGGCTTGATTAAGCGTTACAACAACGACTTCGCCAACCTCTAATTGGAAATTCTGTGTGCCACCAATTTTCAAGACACATACTACAAATCATCATTGCGGTTGGAAAGTCTTGAGAGTTAGTGCTTTGTTCTGAATGTGTTTCCATTTTATTTCTCCTGTCGTGTGTCACCAAACAATTTGAGTGGCTTGTCATAAGTATACTAATCGGGGTTTTTTAATTTTACAATTTTAACAAAACTTAAACGGCGACACTCCCGAAAAACAATTAAACTTGACAGTATAAAATACTGACTTCAACCATCTGTTGAATAAAATCCACCTGTCTTAAAGTGAGTTGGTGTCGGAGTCCAAACTCTGTTCATTGCTCCCTCACATAAGGGGCATAGCACTTCGTTATCTCTCTCATCTACATCACGACTTAAGACTTGATTAGTGCTGTCCTCGCTACATCTATATTCATATGTCGGCATTACGCTAACTCCTTCTCAATAGACTGAATAGTTGGGCAGGGATATATGTCGGCTCGCTCACCTTCTAATTCAAAACAATGCACGCAAACATCACAACAATCTTGATTACATCTACTTGGCTTATGCAATTCCACTACTACACGAAGAGCGTTAGCAAACTCACCAATCTCTTTCTCGCAAGAGTCAGCAACAGGTTTAATTTTGTTGGCAATGTGAACAGTTTGTTTTTCTATCTTTGTTAGTAATTCATCGTGTGTCATAACATCTCTCCATCTATTGGGGTGGGTGCTGTCGTTAGCGTCCCACATTCCTTACACTTCTGTTTCAAATCATACCAGCCTACACTTCTATCTTCCTTATCCCACATTACAGTTACCTCAAACATAAGACATCCACATATACAGGCGAAGGTTGGCTCCCCCTGTAAATCAAACATCAATACCAGTTTCTGCGTTGGTGATGGTAGAAAGCGTTACAGGGTGTGGTATAGCGGTGCTCAATATATTTGTATGCGTGTAGTAATTGGATAGCGGGGTCAGTTGATTTCTCATTTAACATCTGTCCAATTCCATACGCGGTAGAACCTCGTTGGTTCTTGGCGTAATTATCAAAGCGACTTTCTTTAGTAAATAACTTCTTAAGACATAACTGTTGTTTGTTATCCCAACCCCAGCCAGCGTGAGCATAAGACATAGCCAGTTTCTTATTGGCTTTCTTCTCTGCCCAAGTTGCCTGTGTTGGTATAGGTTTAGGCTTGGTCGTGTGGTGCTTGACCTTGACTTCAATGTCTACTTGCTTTGTCGGGGGAAACCCCACAGCCAGTAAGACCACTATCATAGTGGTAATCAATGCGCGTTTTCTCATTGACTCATCTTAGCAGATTGTTTATTCACTTCCCTGCGTAAAAAGTTTTCATCTCTAATGCTTTTTGAATG